ACGGTAACGGTTGGTCCTGCACCAAGCAGATTATGGTTGTGGGGTGATAATCGATATGGCAGATTAACTGGTACCAATGATGGAAATAGATCGAGTCCCGTTCAATTAGGAGCTGATACTAATTGGGGTCTTATAAGTGGAGGCAGGTATTGTACTGCTGGTATTAAAACTGATGGAACGTTGTGGGTTTGGGGCAGTAATGAGATAATTTTGGAAAGAGTCAATAGATCGAGTCCAGTTCAAGTAGGTTCTAGTACGAATTGGTCTAAAGTTGCTGCAGGCGATTCAAGTGTTTATGCTATTAAAACTGATGGAACCCTGTGGTCTTGGGGGCAAAATAGTTATGGAAATTTAGGTTTAAATGACCGAGGAAATTATGCTCGAAAGTCTAGTCCAACTCAAATAGGAACAGATACTAATTGGAGTGAAATAAGTGCTGGCAGATTTTGTGTTTCGGCTGTGAAAACTAACGGAACTTTGTGGGCATGGGGAATTAATACTTTTGGACAATTAGGATTTAATGATATAACATATAGGTCCAGTCCAGTCCAAGTAGGATCTTCTACAGATTGGAGTAAACCCGTTGCAACTGGTCAATGTGGATTTGCTATTAAAACTAATGGAACTTTATGGTCTTGGGGTAATAATTCTAGTGGTCAATTAGGTCAAGGTGATGTTATAAGTAGATCATCTCCAACTCAAGTAGGAGCAAGCACAAATTGGTCTGAAATGGCTGCTACCCCTCATTTAACTTGGACTAGTCCATATTCTTCTGTTGCTGCTGCTATTAAGACTGACGGAACGCTTTGGACATGGGCTGCTCCAAATGGATATGGAGCATTAGGATTAAATGATAATACACCTAGATCGAGCCCAACTCAAGTAGGATCTAATACTAACTGGTATAAAATAGCTGTGTCTAGGTTTAATATGGTATCAATTAAAACTGATAATACTTTATGGGTTTGGGGAGGAAATAATAATGGACAATTGGGATTAAATAACAGATTTGATGAAAAATCAAGTCCAACTCAAATTGGATCTAGTACTAATTGGAATCTCGTATCTATTGGTGTAGGCAGCGACATAATTGATCAAGTTTTTGTACTTGCGAAAACATAAAAGAGAACTCAAATATAAAATGAAAAAACTAATCCTCTCCATACTCCTTACAACCACTCTTTCAGGATGTGCAGTAGGTTATAAAGTCTACGATGCCTTCTTCATGGCCAAGTATGATACCATTGAATATGCATTGACAAACAAAGTTCGCACACTATCTGAATTGGCCGTTGAAGATTGTAAAGACCAAAGCAAATCAAAAGATAATTTTGAAGGTCTCTATTTCATTTCAGTAGAGTTGAAAAACTTTACACAATATTTACCTGATAATCCTGATGCTGCCAAACTAGCTGGCAACCTTGTAGAATTAACAAAACAAGGCCGAGAAATGTATGGCAAAAGTACTGGGGTTTCTGAAGGTTTCTGTAAAATAAAATTACAACAAATTAATCGATCTGCTGAGACAGCTCAAAAAGTAATAGGGAAAAAACCAAGATGACTTTAAATGAAATAGACGCTTCATATCGTGAAGCTACATCAATGTTTGAACAAGGTGAAATTACCAAAGAAGAATATTTAAATTTTCTTCGTGGGTTTGAAATTGAAAAAACCGTAACAATGAACGCAGAAGCCTTGGAGTTACTGCATCCGAAAAATTTGCAAAAAAGAGCGAGGCACCAAAACTATGAAAATAAATCCTGTGTCTTATCCCACAATTCAACCACCAACAATTTCAAAACCAGTAACAGAATACATTGAACATATACACCAAGAGAGAATTGAAGTTAAAATGGCACTTGAAAAGATTGAACAAGGAATGGTAGAATTAAAAACACTCATCGATCAAATTGCCGCAATAAGGTGTAACAAAGATGTATCCTGAAGAAGAAAAAATGCATGCTCTCGAATTAAAAGTTGGTTTGTTGGAAAAAGATGTTCAACAAACTGATAGGGTATGCGAGAAACTATCTGAATCTATAGAAAAGATTCAAGAAATGAATGATAACATGATTCGTATGTTAACCATTCACGAACAACGCCACGAACAACACGAAAAATCGGAAGATAATTTGCAAGAAGATATAAAAGAATTACATTCACGCATTACTACAGTTAGCCGTGAAATACATGAACGAATTGATCAAGTGGAGGTTAGAATTACCGAAAGACTTGACAATATTCGTGCCGATCTTATTCGCCATAAACAGGAAGATAATGGCAATAAAATTAGCGATACTTTAAAAGAAATCGATAAGTATAAATGGATGATCCTCGGTGCAGCCATCGCACTTGGTTGGGTTATCGGTAATGTCAATCTAGGTGTTTTAGGTACACTTTTCAAATAGACTTGTTTTTGTTGTAGTTTTTTGTTATACTCTTTATTATGTTATCAGTTGATTCTAAATATGTCCGTCTAATGTCATTTCGTCTGCGTAATTTCAAGCAGAAGAATGATTACCTTTGGAATTTCTCCTGTCCAATTTGTGGTGACAGTAAGAAAAATAAAACAAAGGCTCGTGGTTATGTTTATCGTAAATTAAATGATTTGTTTTACACCTGCCATAATTGTGGTGCAGGTTTAAGTCTTGGTAATTTTATAAAGCATGTAGATGAAAGTTTGTACAAAGAGTATTCTCTTGAACGATACACATCGGGTAAGACCAATAATTCAAAACTTGCAAACACAATTCTTAACATTACACCAACAAGGTTCGATAAACTTGAAAAGGCAAAAACATTTGAACACGCAGAATGGTGTGATAAACTGCCAGAAGGCCACTTTTGTCTTGATTATCTAAAGCACAGAAAAATAGATAAATCACATTATGAAAGATTGTTATTTACACAAAATTATAAACAATTTGTTGATGCACTCATACCAAATCACGGAAAACAATTACTTGATGATGCACGACTTGTAATTCCTTTTTATGATGCGTATAATGAATTGATTGCTGTATCTGGCCGTGCATTAGTAACGAGTGACAAAACATTAAGATATGTTACTATAAGAACAAAAGAATCTACTGATAAATTGATATTTGGCATGGATCGTGTCAATCGATCAAAAGATGTTTATATTGTCGAAGGACCACTTGATTCATTGTTTATTGATAATTGTGTTGCCTCCGGTGATGCCAATCTTACACTTGCAGCAAAAAGTATTTCAGTAGGTAAAAAGATTTTAATATTTGACAATGAACCAAGAAATAAAGAAGTGATGAAATTGATGCAAAATGCAATCAAATTAGATCATTTTGTAGTAATTTGGCCAGATAATTTGATTGGTAAAGATATAAATGAAATGATCATGAATGGAAAAACAAAAACAGAAATACAAAGTATTATAAGTAGTAACTCCTTCAAAGGTCTTGAGGCACAAGCCAAGTTTACATTTTGGAAAAAAGTATGAAAGTTGAATTGATTAGTTATACACAACCAGCGATGCATTTCGCTGAGAACACAACAGAATTGGTTGCTTTTTGTGCGAGAGTATCAAATCCTAGCAACCAAGCCAACAAAGAAACTAGTGAGAAATTAATTCGTTATCTTATTAAGCATCAGCATTGGTCACCACTTGAAATGGTGAACATGTGTTTAGAAATAGAAACCACAAGAGATATTGCAAGACAAATGCTTCGTCACCGTTCATTTAGTTTTCAAGAGTTTTCTCAGCGTTACGCCGACCCAACTAAAGATTTAGATTTTGTTTTAAGGGATGCAAGATTACAAGATGAAAAGAATCGTCAAAACTCCGTTGAAACAGATGATGAATTATTAAAATACTCATGGAGAATTATGCAGAATCGTGTATTAAGTGAAGCAAAAACTGCATATCAATGGGCCATAGATAATGGTATAGCAAAAGAACAAGCTCGTGCTGTATTGCCTGAAGGACTTACAATTTCGAGATTATACATGAATGGCACATTAAGATCATGGATACACTACATACAACTTCGCTCAGCGAATGGCACACAAAAAGAACATATAGAAATAGCACAGAAATGTGCAGAAATAATTGCCACGGTATTCCCCATGGCAAATGAATTCGTAACAAAATAATAATAACTGGAGTATTGCATGTCTGATATTGTTCACGGCATCACCGTAGATTTCACTAGAGATTCATTGTTTGATGAATTAGGTATCAAAAGATTAAAAGAGAGTTATATGCGTGAGGATGAAAACTCACCACAAGAAAGGTTTGCATATGTATCTAAACATTTTGGGACGAATGCTGCACACTCGCAAAGGCTTTATGAGTATTCTTCTCGACATTGGCTTTCTTATTCTACTCCCATTTTATCTTTTGGCCGCTCTAAGCGTGGTCTGCCTATTTCATGTTTTCTCCCGTATCTTGATGATTCCGCAGAAGGCCTTGTCGATTGTCTGGCGGAAGTAAATTGGCTCTCAATGCTAGGAGGAGGGGTTGGAATTGGAATTGGAATTCGCTCTGCTGATGATAAGTCGGTTGGTGTTATGCCTCATTTGCGTACCTATGATGCTTCTTCTCTCGCTTACAGGCAGGGCAGAACTAGGCGTGGTTCTTACGCTGCTTATCTTGATATTAGTCATCCTGATATTCTCATTTTTTTAGAAATGAGGAAACCAACAGGCGACCAGAATATGCGTTGCTTGAACTTGCATCATGGCATTAATGTTACAGATGATTTCATGCATCTAATTGAAAAATGTATGTTAGATCCACATGCTGATGATACATGGCATTTAAAAGATCCTCATAGTGGTGAGGTTCGTGATACAGTATCGGCTCGTGAATTGTGGCAGCGTATATTAGAAATTCGTATGCAAACAGGTGAACCTTATTTGCATTTTATTGATACAAGTAATCGTTTAATGCCAGAGTTTCAAAAGAAACTTGGTCTATCAATTAAACAAAGTAATTTGTGTAGTGAAATTATTTTACCAACAGATAAAGAGCGTACAGCTGTCTGTTGTTTATCATCAGTTAATTTGGAGTATTACGATGAATGGAAAAACGATCCAAACTTTTTGCACGATGTTGCTGAAATGCTTGATAATGTTCTTCAGTACTTTATTGACAATGCTCCTTCTTCTATCGCTCGTGCAAAGTATAGTGCCAGCAGAGAGCGTTCTATTGGTATTGGTGCTCTTGGGTTCCATGCTTATTTGCAGCGAAACAATATTGCTTGGGAATCTGCTTTGGCCACAAGTGCCAACAATAAAATGTTTAAACATATTAAGGAGAAATTAGATGCTGCCAATCTTTCGTTGGGTGCCAAACGGGGAGAGGCTCCCGATGCCGTTGGTACTGGTCGCAGGTTTAGTCATATGCTTGCCATTGCTCCTAACGCTTCTTCTTCAATCATAATGGGCAATACATCACCAAGTATTGAACCTTTTAGAGCAAATGCATATCGACAAGATACATTAAGTGGTGCCTTTCTAAACAAAAACCGTTATTTGGATAAAATCATCAAGGAGAAATGTGATGCAGACAAAAATCTTGATTACAGCGAAATCTGGTCGTCTATCATCGCCAATGATGGGTCCGTTCAACACCTTGAGTTTCTTGATGAGTGGACAAAAGATGTGTATAAAACCAGTATGGAAATTGACCAAAGATGGGTCGTGGACCATGCAGCTCACAGACAAAGTTACATTGACCAAGCGCAGTCTGTCAATTTGTTTTTTAGACCAGATGTTAATGTAAAATACTTACATGCTGTACATTTTCAGGCATGGAAACAAGGATTGAAAACTCTTTATTATTGTCGTTCAGAAAAATTGGCCAAAGCTGATAAAGTTGCTAAAAAAATTGAGCGTGAAGTAATACAAGAGATTGATTTAAAACAATTAGCGACAGAAGAAGTGTGTTTGGCTTGTGAAGGTTAATGTTGTATTAAGAACATGCGATAGAGTTTCTTTGGCGACTGATAGAATAGTGGCCAAAGATGAATGTATTATTCGTTGTTTAATTTCTTTAGTAAATTCTTTAGAATCATATGGTAAATATTCATTACATATCATAGATGATAATTCAAGTGAATGTACTAAAGATAAAATAAAAGAAGTTGCACCAACAGCAACATTTAATTTTTTACCTGAGAGGGATCAAACAGGTCTAAATGGTAAACAAAAGTCACGATATTCAGTAAAAGTGGCATATGACTACATTGATACTTTACCTGAAGATGAATTAGTTTATATTGTAGAGGATGATTATTTACATTATAATGATTCGATAAGAAAGATGGTTGAAGCATGGTATTACTTTCAATCATTTGATATGAAAACAGAAATTGGCATATTTCCACAAGATTTTGTGCAATTATATTTTCATCCTAAAAACTTATTTAATGATACTTACATCAGACCATGTATTGTATCACCAGGACCAGACAGATACTATCGTACCACATGGTTCACACACGAATCGTTTATGATAAAGAAATCTGTCATTACAAAATATAAAGAAGAATTTAATAAATTGATGGAGATAGGTGAGATAGATGGTAAATGGGAAGGCACCAGTCTATCAAATGTATGGACAAAACCTGATGTAGCTATGTTGATGCCCATGAAAACTTTAGCAATACATGTAAGTACAAAAGAAGATATTTCATTTTTCTGTAACGATTTTCAAGAATTATGGAACAAAAACGCATACTAGTTGTTGGTGCAGGTTATGCTGGCGCCGTAGTGGCCAGAGAATTACATGATGCTGGATTTTATGTAGATGTGATTGATCGCCGGCCACATATAGCAGGTAATGCTTACGATTTTGAAAATGATTTTGGTATTCGTGTGCATAAGTATGGCCCTCATTTGTTTCATACTAACAATGAAGAAGTATTTAAATGGTTATCTAAATTTACTGATTGGATACCATATGAACACGAAATAAAAGCTAAATTAAAAAGTGGTGCATTTGTACCATTTCCAGTAAATAGAAATACTTTATTGGTCGTAAATAAAGAAGATGTTTTTAAAACATTTTTTGAACCGTACTCACGCAAAATGTGGGGACAATATTACGATGAAATAAGTAAAGATGTATTTGATAGAGTAAAACCAAGAGATACATCAGATAATCGTTGTTTTACTGACAAATATCAATATATGCCTGTTGAAGGCTACACAAAAATGTTTGAAAATATATTAGATGGTGTAAATGTATTTTTAAATCGTGATTATCATAAATCTATGGAAAATGAATATGATCATATCTTTAATTCGATGGCCATAGATGAATATTATGATTATTGCTATGGCGAATTGCCATATCGATCAATACATTTTCATACGATAACAGTACCCATAGATGAAATACTGCCTTGTACAACAGTAAATTTTACAGATGATGGTCGATTTACAAGAGTTACAGAATGGAAAAAAATACCAATGCATGGTGAGAATATGAATTACAGTACCGTTACATATGAAGAACCATGCGACTATAAAGAAACAGGTGAAAAGTATTATCCCGTGATGACTGAAAATACGAAATTGTTATACAAAAAATATAAAGACATACAAAATGATAAGGTGACATTCATTGGCCGATGCGGCCTTTATACCTACATGGATATGCACATGGTTGTTTCGTCATCGTTATCAATCGCAAAAAAATTTATAAGAGAGAATAAGTATGGTAAAGAGAAAACATAACATAACAGAAGAAAGAAATTCATTCAAACCTTTTTATTATCCATGGGCATATGAAGCATGGTTAAAACATGAACAGATTCATTGGTTGCATACAGAAGTGCCTATGCTTGAAGATGTAAAAGATTGGAAAAATAAACTTACAAAAGAAGAAAAACAGTTTCTTACACACATTTTTCGATTCTTCACACAAGGCGATATAGATGTTGCTGGTGGCTATGTTAAAAACTATTTACCTTATTTTGCACAACCAGAAGTTCGTATGATGCTTCTTGGCTTTGCGGCTCGTGAAGCATTACATGTGGCTGCATATTCACACTTAATTGAAACTCTTGGCTTGCCAGAAACTATGTACAATCAGTTTCTTGAATATGATGCAATGAAACAAAAACACGAATACATTCTAGATATTTCTAATCAAAATTCAAGTAAAGAAAACACAGCCAAACATATTGCCGTATTCTCTGCATTTACAGAAGGTATGCAGTTGTTTAGTTCTTTTATTATGTTATTGAATTTTCCACGACATGGTAAAATGAAAGGCATGGGACAGATTGTTACATGGTCAATTGTTGATGAAACCATGCACACAGAATCAATGATTAAGTTGTTTAGAACCTATATTGAAGAAAACAAAGAGATTTGGAATGATGAGTTAAAAGGTCAGATATATACTATTGCAGGTAAAATGGTTGAATTAGAAGATAAATTCATTGACCTTGCATTTGATATGGGACCAATGCAAAATCTAACATCAGATGAAGTGAAACAATACATTCGATATATTGCTGATCGTAGACTAATTAGCCTTGGTATGAAAGGTATTTTTAAAGTTAAAAAGAACCCACTACCATGGGTTGAAGAAATGATTAACAGTCCAATTCACGGCAATTTCTTTGAGAATCGTGTAACTGATTATGCAAAAGGTGCATTGTCTGGTGATTGGGAAGATGTATGGGGCAAAGCAGCATGATCACAATAGATCAAACAGCAATAAACAAAATTGCAGAGTTATATGTAGAAGAAAATGATCCTGAAGTAAAAGGCCTTCGCATATTTGTTCAAGGTGGCGGTTGTTCTGGTTTTCAATATGGTTTTACTTGGGACAATGCCATCAATGAAGATGATTTTGTTTTTGATGTGAAAGATGATATAAAATTATTAGTTGATAGTATGTCATCACAATATTTGCAAGGCACAACAGTTAAATATAAAAAAGAATTAGGCGGTGAACAATTTGTTATGGAAAATCCTAATGTAACAACCAAGTGTGGTTGTGGTTCATCTTTTGGAGTTTAAAAATGGCATATTCAGCTCAAGTAATAGACCATTATGAAAATCCTAGAAATGTAGGATCTTTTGCAAAAACAGAAGATTTAACGAAAATTGGTACAGGTATGGTTGGTGCTCCAGCCTGTGGCGATGTAATGAAATTGCAGATAAAGGTGAATGATGAAGGAATTATTACTGATGCGAAGTTTAAGACATATGGCTGCGGCTCCGCAATTGCAAGCAGTTCTCTTGTCACGGAATGGGTCAAGGGTAAAACTCTTGATGAGGCATCAACTATTAAGAATACTCAAATCGCCGAAGAGCTGGCGCTCCCTCCAGTCAAAATACATTGTTCAATTTTGGCTGAAGATGCAATCAAAGCGGCCATAGAAGATTATAAGAAAAAGAATTCACAATGTTTGGTTTAACTTTAATTATGACTTTGTTATTAGGTTATCAAGTAATGATGCCTCAGGTAAACAATGCCAAATACACCTTCAATATTGATTCAGAAGGTACTATTATACGCATGAATACACAAGATGGCACAATGGAAAAATGTGATAAAAATTTAATTTGTAAGGGAGAGAAATGAAAAAACTATTATTTACAATTCTTGTTATGATGGGTTCAACCGCCATGGCCAATCCATATAATTGGCAAATCACCCGTGTTATTGATGGTGATACCGTAGAATTTAATGTACCATTTATGCCTGATCCATTACCAAAGAAATTATCAATTCGTGTATTAGGCGTTGATACACCAGAAAAAGGCCATCGTGCATTATGTCCAAAAGAAAATGAAGCTGCACAGAGAGCCACACAATTTACCAAAGATGTATTGAATCGTGCATATCAATCTGGCCAACAAGTATTGATTGAATTAAAAGACCATGATAAATATGGCGGCCGTGTGCTTGGTGATGTGGTTATTAATGGTCAGCGTTTATCGCAATTACTAATCGCCAATGGCCACGCAAGACCTTATTTTGGTGAAAAGAAATCTTCATGGTGTTAATATGACAAATCTACATCATATATGCGATAATTGTGGTTCTGAGTTTACGATTAAATACGATGAGGATCAGACTGAAACTGATCCACTCCATTGTCCGTTTTGTGCAGAATATATTACGGAACATGAAGAAGTTGATGATGATGAATGACCTGGTACTTTCATAATACCATCAATGAGATAACAGCCGAAGAAACCGAAGGGTTCTTTGGCTTTGTCTATCTCATCACTCACAACAAAACTGGCCGAAAGTATATTGGCAAGAAATTCTTTACTAAATCTAAAACTAAACAAGTAAAAGGTAAAAAGAAAAGAATTCGTGTCGCCTCTGATTGGGAAAACTATTGGGGAAGTAATAAGAAATTACAAGAGGAAGTAAAAGAAAAAGGTGCAGATCAATACACTAGAGAGATTTTACACCTCTGTAAAAGTCGTAGTGAGTGTTCTTATTGGGAAACTTTTGAGATTTTCAACCGCCACGCTCTGATGAATGATTCATACTATAATGAGTGGGTGTCCTGTAGGATTCGGAAGGACCACCTTAAAGCTAAAGCATCTTAATTTCAAACCGGACACCGATACTTATAATATTTTCAGCTTCATTTCACAATAATTCAGGTAAAAATTTATTATTTTTTCTTTGATTTTCATCTGATGAAATAATTCTCAAATTTTGATGTACGTGCAATCCAGAGACATTTTTACCACGTAAGGGTATTATGTGATCCACATGATGTGGAGTTCCTGTTTGTTCTGTTATTCTTCTACATTCATCATAGATTTCGCTTATTTTATTAATGTCACGCCATAGTGGTTTTTGTTTGTTTCTATGTTCGTGAAAATAACCTGCGCCAATTTTGGCAGCAATAATTTTTTCATGTGAAGGCGAACAAGCTTTTTTGTTTTTGCGAAAAATGGGTTTATTACAAATTAGACAATTCATAGTTATCTCCGACTGATATAGATAGTTATGTGGGACAGCCTGATCCGACCGGGTTTCTTGGTACGCCAATACCAAGATTACCACATTTATTTATCATCTGGTAGAATTACATCATCTTTGCCACAAAAATGTGCGGTTGCAACATAAAATATACTAAATAATATTGTAATGCTTAAGGAGGTTACAATGTTATTGAAATTTAAATCTTTTCTACAAATGCTGTGGGATTCTATGATTGAAGGCCAAATGAAGCGTGCCGAATATTATAAAAAAACCCGTAGATTTATGGAATAAACTCAATCAATCGTCTAAAGGAGATTCACATGTTTGACTATTTTAAAAACGCTAAAGTACCACAAATCGATGAAATCGTTGCCAAATCTACTGATGTGGCCATTCAAACCATCGACTATCAGAACTCGGTATTTAAAGAGACTTTGAAGTTTTTTAATACTGTTACAGACAAATTCTTTTATACATATACTGTGAGTGCAGCAGATGCTGTAAATAAAGGCACGGAATATGCAAAAGAAGCAATTACAAAAGCAGGAAAACAACTTTCAACGGTATCTGCAAATAGCAAATAATACTCGTTCTTGGTTGCCTGTCAATAGAAATGGTTGGTGGATTAAGTTTTCCACCTACCATTCTCACAATATTCTTTTATTCTTAATTTCACCATTTACTGGTCAGACCATTATTCGTTATTTCGACAATGAAGATGATGCAGTAAAATTCATTAACTATATTTGCGACTTAGATCCTCATTTAGAGTTGGAGATTTAAAATCTGATGTTATTCGTGTAAGTGACATATTTGTTCTCTGTTATGCTTGTTTGATAGCCATAGTGTTCTGGTATCCAGCATTTATTGAAATCCACTTACTAGAATCCAACTGTACTGGACTAGATCTAGGAGTTCTGTCGTTAAGGCCTAATTCTCCTCCACTATTACTTCCCCATGCCCATAATGTATTATTATTTTTTGTCGCTAACGTAAAATATAGACCACTACTAATTTTATTCCAATCAGTACCAGTTCCTACTTGAACTGGACTGGATCTATTTACTATATCATTAAATCCTAGCTGGCCAGCATTATTTCTACCCCATTGCCATAGAGTACCATCTGTTTTGGTGGCTGCGGGGCTGTAGACACCAACACTCACCAGATTCCAATTAGTAGAAGTTCCTACTTGGACTGGACTGGATCTATCAATTGCGTTTCCAAGTCCTAATGAACCATTAGTATTAACTCCCCATGTCCACAGAGTACCATTTGTTTTAGTAGCCCCACTTGATCGATATCCTATATCAACCAAATTCCAATCTGTAGAAGATCCTATTTGAGTTGGGCTAGATCTAGCAGTTGTTTGATTGAGTCCTAAGTTTCCTCTAAGATTAGATCCCCACGTCCACAAAGTACCGTCAGTTTTTTGAGCAATTGCATCACCATATCTTTCTTTAATAATATTCCAATTAGTAGCAGAGCCAACTTGTGTTGGACTAGATTTATTAATTTGATCTCCAAGTCCTAGCTGGCCATAATTATTATCTCCCCAAGACCATAAAGTACCATTTGTTTTGATAGCAAACATTGCATTATCGATACTAATTTTGCTCCAATTAGTACCAGTTCCTACTTGGACTGGACTGGATCTATTAATCATGTCATTAAGTCCTAGATTACCAAAGCTATTATTTCCCCATGTCCATAAAGTTCCATCTGTTTTTATTGATCCAGATTGATAATCAAAAGTGTTTATTTCACTCCAATCATTACCAGCAACTTGAACTGGGCTGGATCTAAATCCATCATTTATACTTATTCCTAATTTTCCCACACTACCGTTTGATCCCCAAGTCCATAATTGATACTGTGGCGCAACCGTAACCGTAACATTAAATGTCCTATCAGAATCTTGCAATTCAGCATCAGAGGCTCTTACAGTAAAGCTATATGTTGTCTCAGCACCAATCGTTACAGTACCATAAAAATATCCATTGCTGAGTAATTGTGTACCAGCTGGTAATGCTGTAGTATTGGAATATGTTGTGGCACCAGTAGCACTCAATGATACATTAAAGGATACATTGGCTGATTGATTTGATAAAGTGCTGCCTGTAACCCATGTTGGTGATGTAGAATATGTTACACCATTTACACGAATACCAAATCCACCATCTGGATTAATTACATAAAGATTATATGATGCAGCTGATCTAGCAGGTACTTGTGCTCTTAATGTTGTTGAATTCACATAACTAACTGCCGTGGCCTGTGTAGTGTCAATGAATACTGTGGCACCAGATTGAAACTCTGACCCATTAATCACAATGTAACCACCAGCAGTATCTACGGCAGTATCATCTAATATTGTATAAGAAGAATTAGCAACATTGACAGAAGTAATTTTAGGTGCCAATGTTTGTGTAAAGGCTACGGTGGCAGTATTGGATAGTTTAGTCGTACCAATGGCATAATCTTGTATGTTTTGGGGTTGTATTTTGGTAAGTGGCATGATTTTATGCGGTTCTGGTGGCTATGGTGTTGTATTTTCCAATACTCACCTTGCTCCATGTGGTACCAGATCCTATTTGGACTGGACTGGATCTATTTACTATATCATTAAATCCTAGCTGGCCACGATTATTACGTCCCCATGTCCATAAAGTACCATCGGTCTTGGTGGCTATGGTGTTATAAAATCCAATACTCACCTTACTCCATGTGGTGCCAGATCCTACTTGAACTGGACTGGATCTATATACTCTATCATTAAGTCCTAGCTGGCCGTGATCATTACGTCCCCATATCCATAGTGTACCATCAGTCTTGGTGGCTATAGTGTTATAAACTCCAATACTCACCTCACTCCATGTGGTGCCAGATCCTACTTGGACTGGACTGGATCTATCAACTATATTACCAAGTCCTAGCTGGCCATTATTATTATATCCCCATATCCATAGTGTACCATCAGTCTTAGTGGCTATGGTGTTATAAGCTCCAATACTCACCAAATTCCAATTAGTACCAGATCCTACTTGGACTGGACTGGATCTATCAACTATATCATTAAATCCTAGCTGGCCTCGTTGATTACTTCCCCATGTCCATAGAGTACCATCAGTCTTGGTGGCTATGGTGTTATAGGAGGTTCCAATGCTCACTAGATTCCAATTAGTACCAGATCCTACTTGGACTGGACTGGATCTATGTACTATATCATTAAATCCTAGCTGGCCACGAATATTACCTCCCCATGTCCATAAAGTACCATTAGTTTTGGTGGCTATGGTGCTATATTCTCCAATATTCACCAAATTCCAATTAGTACCAGATCCTACTTGTACTGGACTGGATCTATATACTGTATCTCCAAGTCCTAGTTGGCCACGAATATTATATCCCCATGTCCATAAAGTACCATCAGTCTTGGTAGCCATGGTGTTATAACTTCCGATACTCACCAAATTCCAATTAGTACCAGATCCTACTTGGACTGGACTGGATCTATCAACTATATCATTAAATCCTAGCTGGCCAAAATTATTACGTCCCCATAACCATAATTGATACTGTGGCGCAACCGTAACCGTAACATTGAATGTTTTGTCTGCATCTTGATTTTCTGCGTCTGTAGCCCTCACAGTAAAGCTATATGTTGTCTCTGCACCAATAGTAACTGTACCATAAAAATATCCATTCGATAATAATTGTGTTCCTGCTGGTAATGCTGTGGTATTAGAATAACTTGTTGCACTCGTAGCACTTAAACTTACATTAAAGGAAGTATTTGCTAATTGATTTGATAGCGGGCTTGAAGTAACCCACGTTGGTGTCCCTGAAAATGTCACACCATTGACACGAATACCTGTGCCACCGTCTGGATTTACCACATAGATATTGTAAGAAGCGGCAGATTTAGCCGGTAATTCTGCTCTGAGAGTTGTACTATTGACAAATGTTGTTGAAGTGGCTTGTGTCGTATCAACCAACACAATCGCACCAGATTGAAAGTCTGAACCCGTTACAACAATATAACCACCGCCAATATTTACTGCTGTATCATCCAGTACGGTATAGGCACTATTGGCAACATTTACCGTTGTAACTTTAGGTGCAAGGGATTGAGCAAAAGCCGACACGGCAGTATTTGAGAGTTTATTGGTATCAATTGCATAATCTTGTATGTTTTGACCTTGAATCTTGGTAAGTGCCATGGTTGCCTCTTGGTTGATTAATTACCTATTTATTCTATCTAAATACTTGACAACACGATTTTTATCATTTATACTTCCAATATGAAATCTCTTATTACCGAAATAAAATCTCTTACCGATTCAGAAAAGATCAATTTGTTGGCCATGTTTCTTCTGGCCGCCTTTGTCGTTGCCTCCGTGTCCATTATGTTTAATATCACCCGTGGTGCCGATGTAGACTATTTTAAAGAACGCTTGGTGATTACCGAAGCCAGACTGAATTCAATTGATAAAAAGGTAGATGATTACCGTGACCGCATTGATCGCATGAATGACAAACAAACAGAGAAAATGATTGAAGTACAAAGAAAAGTAGAAGAGCATGAAAAATGGATAGAAGAATGGAAAAAATTACCAAATCTACCAAAGCCGAGGAGATAGTATGAGTGATGGTGGAAAAGGTTCAGCACCAAGACCATTTTCTGTTGATCGCAAGACATTTGAAAATAATTGGGATATGATATTTAAAAAACCATCTTGGGATCATTATAGTGATCTACCAAATCCTGACGCATATACAAATGATTATCAGGACATTTTATCGACCGAAGATTGTGTAGAAAATGTATTAAAGGATTTCAAACCAAATGGTACAGAAACGGAACAAACACCGTGATACCTTTTGACATTGAAGTACCATACCGAATGAGGCCCAATATGAGGCCTCTTTCTGATTCCGAGCCCATAACATATCAAGATGATCAATATGATGATTACATTGATCAAAAGAAAAAATTATGTTCGCCAATATTTGGTAACAATGTAACAGAAGAATTGCATGAAAACATTTTGAATTATTTAAAGTGTAATGATTTCAGCGAGGCCACCAAAAAATATCAAGAAGATTTTGTGATATGGGCACCAAATGCTGATGGTAAATTATCCATGCAAATAGCATCTGTGTGTTTTCCATCTGGTTGGGATCCAGCAGAAAAGATTAATAAGACCTTTGCTGAGATACACCAACCTGTGGCCGATAATAAACTCATCATGTCGGCGGCTGATAGTATTGCCACAATGATTACACAAAAAGGACCATTTGTGCGATCTGTATGGACTGTATCAAATACACCGAATTTAAACCAAAGGCCATCTGTAAAGAAGCCGTGGTCAAATGAAACGGTACATCAAATGTATTATCGAGCCGAAAGGCAAGTTACCATACCTCTTGGTGATAAGGCAATATTCTTTATTCGAACTCATATATTGCCTTTATTGTCAACAGATTGTGATAGAATCCGAATATCTATTAATAGTATGACCGATGAAATTCTGGCCTATAAAGGCTTGCAATATGTTAAGGAACAATTAAATGTTGAAAACATGGGTGCTTGTTCTGGTTATTAATGGTGTCACAACCGATTTAGGGCCAAGAGTAAATATTAATGATTGTACCCAAGCATGGAAAGTTTATATAAAACAAAACCCTAAATTAAAATACAATACATTTTGTGAATGGCGTAATGAATGAAAAATTATGATTGGAAAGAAGGTGGTAACAATATTAGTTGCTACTATTATTACAATACCAAAGATGGCCTGATTGTAGGCCAAGTCCACAATATATCGCACACCAATATATGGGTCTCAAAGATATATAAAACTCCTACCAATGAGCATTATCTTGGTCAATATATTTCATTAGAATATGCCAAAAATGCCATCGAAAGGCATTTTGATATACAGTCTCGTACTTTGCTAGAAAGTGATTTTTAATGAATCGATATTCGAATATGCCTGTGGTTCTAAGTGCGGTTACCTCTGATGAACCGATATCCGATGTACCATGTGGCACCTGTACCAAATGCTGTGAATTATTGGCACCGATGCTGACACAAGAAGAAATTGCATCAGGATTATATCCAATCAGTCTGGTCAATCCAACGGATCATCAGTTAAAAGAAAACCCTTCCGCCAATATTGTCATTACACTTTATCGTAAAAAGGAAGGTGGTTGTGGTATGTTTATTGATGGTAAATGCTCGATCTATGACATTCGACCAAAGGCCTGCCGCCAATTTGATTGTCGCAGAGGCCACTATCCACCACTTATATCACACGCCAAAGAGAAATTTGCAATTTAAAGGACTTTACTATGAGAATTGAAGAAGATATTAAATTAGATTTTCGTGATGTATTGATAAGACCAAAACGATCCACACTCAGTAGTCGCAAAGAAGTAAATTTAGAAAGAACCTACACCTTTCGCCATAGTAAACAAACCTGGTCTGGCATACCAATCATGGCCGCAAATATGGATGGTGTTGGTACATGGAATATGGCTAAAGCTCTTGCCTTCCATAAACTGTTTACTGTATTGGTCAAGGCCTATAGCATTGGCGATCACAATATAAATTGTCCTGATCTTGATGCAAACACCTTTGCTGTATCAACAGGGACGAGCGAGAATGAATTTGGTCGCCTTGAAATTATAATGCAGTCTCAACCACAAATACAGTTTATTTGTATTGATATTGCAAACGGTTATTCAGAGCATTTTGGTGACTTTGTTGAAAGAGTCCGAAAAAACTTTTCCAATAAAACAATTATTGCAGGTAATGTTGTTACCGCAGATATGACACAGGAGTTAATTTTACGTGGAGCAGATATTATTAAAGTTGGTATTGGGCCTGGTAGTGTTTGTACTACTCGTATCCAAACTGGAGTCGGATATCCTCAATTATCGGCCATTATCGAATGTGCTGACGCTGCTCACGGCCTTGGCGGGCATATTATTGCTGACGGCGGCTGTACTTGTCCTGGTGACGTTGCTAAAGCCTTTGGTGGTGGTGCTGACTTTGTAATGGTGGGTGGTATGTTTGCAGGCCATGATGAAGGCGGTGGTCATATCGAAAATGGTAAAGTAACATTCTATGGTATGAGTTCTGATACTGCAATGGAAAAACACCATGGCGGTGTGGCCGAGTATCGAAGCTCCGAAGGCCGTACTGTAGAGATACCATATAAAGGACCAATTCAAAATACCGTCAGAGATTTACTTGGCGGCCTAAGGTCAACCTGTACCTATGTCGGTGCGCCAAGTTTAAAACAATTGCCAAAATGCACAACCTTTATTCGTGTCAATCGCCAGATCAATGATGTATTTCTGTAATGAAAGAATTTGATTATAACCTGCCATACACCGACTTAGACTTCACCGATTCCAAAACCAGGCCATATTATCGTATAGGCCGTGGTGAGCAAGGTGTTTTATTAGTCCGACCATACACTAACGAAATCTGCCAATATTGGAGATTTAAAACACCAAACGAAGCCACCAAATCCGCCAAGAAAATCTATACAATGTTCCTGTCTTTTATTTCCAAAAACGATTTTATTGGTGCCGATATGTGCCGTAAATTCTTAGAAATGGGATTTACAAGATCCAGAAGATATGCCAACCATCACTCAGGAAAAAAGTATAATTCTGACCGATCTATCAAACCGCAAGAGAAAGACCATGCCACCTGCCACTATGCAGAATCCGCTACAATCTTTTTAGAATAGAAAGGAATGGAGGGAGAATGAATAAAGACCATGTAAACCGTAGAATGACCAAGATGGCATGGGGTAAGTATAAAGGCCGTACCGTATCTGAATTACCCGACCATTATATTGAGTGGGCTTGTGTAAACTATATGGACAGAGGCCAACAAGTGATATTTAAGGAAGAATTAGAATATCGAAATACCTATGAGAAAAAGAGTTTAAAACCTAGGTATAAGTAAGAGCAGCAACCGAATAGTATCGGAAACCATGAAAAACCTGTGTGAAGAATGGGCCAATATAAAGAAAAAAACTGTAAATTCTGTAAGAAGCTGCACCGAAAACGTGGCCCATATTGCGGCCAGTCTTGTGCGAACCGTGATAGACCAGAATACTCGCAGAAGGTCTCAGAGAATAT